CATAGTGGTAGGCACGTAGTGCTGCTTGAATATCAGCAGCGTCTGTATACCCTGGAATTTTTGTTGGAACTAAGTTGCCAATACTTTCAACTGCCATAAATCACCTCTTTAGAAATTATATCATAAGTATACATACTAAGACTCCTGACTTGCCAATATCGATATAAAAACGTGAACTAAAACCTCATCATTTAAAAGTGCCCAGTCTCCATATGGACCAGAATCTATATCGGTTCTGTGTTCTACTGCCTTTAAATTAATTTCTAAATCAGTTCCAGCAAGTGCTGGGATAGTCATAGAAGATGCTATTGGATTGTCATGAGCAATACTATATTGGATACTAAAGTTATCGGCAGATAAAGGAGTTCCAGTGGTATCAATAATATCTGAAATTGGTATTAATATTGTTGCTGCCCCAGAAGCAAAAACAGTCAAAAAATTTTCTGAATAAATGGTTGGATTAACAGATAATAATGGAATCCAAGTGTTTCCTCCAGGTCGGGATACATACTGATACATATATGCATACTCATCTCCTGGTGAAGCATTTATGTATAAATCATTTAGTATTGGGGTTTGTCCAATTTGAATATCGTTTGGATTTCCAATACCCGCAAAAACCTGACTGCCACGAGTTCCTGTTGGCCCAATGTCAACCAAAACCTCTACGGTATCTGGTGGTCCTAAAACAGTAACATCATCGTTATTTAATAATACATCTGGCATTACACAGCACCAGTAATATCATCGGTAACAGTTATAGATCCAGTTAAAATAGTTAGAATAACGTCTGGGGTTGGTATAACATCAGTAATTTGAACATCATAAACGTATGTGCCTGCAGCTAAAGTTCTTCCAACGGATGGTGTTATTGTGCAGGTAATAATATTTGTTGTAGTATTTACTGTCGCTGCTGCTACATACTGAGTTCCTGTTGATCCACGCCTATTTGCAATAGTAAATGTTGCACTATAGTTTGTTAAATTATAATCAGATCCGTTTGCTGTTTTGGGACGAATTACAAACTCCGCAGTATCACCACGGTAGTAGTTAAAATTATATGTTCCTGGAAATGCCATTATTCCTCCTATAATATTATACCATTAGGAAACTGATATATATATTCCTTTTAGTATAACAGAGCCCTCATTATCAGACCTAACTTGTAGTATACCACCAAAAGCCTTAACGTCTTTATTTTGTAAAAAAATGGTTTGGCACAAAGAAAAATCATAAGAATATTGATATTTTAAATTTCCTAAATATCCAGTTACAGAGTTTTCTTCATTTACGGAAAATGTTCTAACCCATATTTCTGTATTGTTGGCATAAGTCTCTACCTCTAAATCATATCTAATATCAACCTTTGCACCTATCTGTAGTGCTCTAAAATTAATTTTTTTTGCTATTTCGTTTAAAAGTGATACAGAACTGTTTGGAATATATTTTTCAATACTTTGGTCTTGGTCTATTTCTAAAAAAACAGATACCCAGCCATCATCGCCTCTTTCTGGACCAATTTTTGTTTTATTGTCATTTGCATTTTTATAATAGGCCCACCCTGGGTATTGTCCAGATGGGCTATCGTAGCCTTGGCCACCCTTTCCTGGATCTCCTTTTGGTCCAATTGGCCCTTGCTTTCCTATATCGCCTTTATCACCTTTATCACCTTTGGGGCCCTGAATTCCCTGTGGCCCAACAGGTCCTATATCCCCACGTTCACCCTGAATTCCTGGGACAGCAACATATTCTGTATTTACTACTTCTTTTACAGTATCTGAATATTTTTTCTTTTTTGAAACATCTGGGAAGTCCATGCTTTGGGCCATGGAAAAATTATTTCTTTACTTTAAATATTTTTTTACCAATTTTAATAATTGGTGGAAGATTATCCTTTTTCGCTGTTACTTTTACTATTGGCATTATAGACCTGGAGTTACATTACCTAATACACATATAGTTCCAATTACTGGAGTCCATACAGTGTCTGCATTCTGACCGCTACCGCCTTCAATTACTACCTGTAAGTCAAATTGTAGCTCAGCAACAACTGAACGGTATTTAGAGCTACCCCAATTTTCTGTAATACTGGCTGGGGCTAATATTTCAACATACCCATCATCGCTGGTGGTAATTAATTCATCTAAAATATCTCCAGTAGAATCATATGCTGTAGATCTATATGTCCAGTCTGAAGTATCATATGGTGTGGTTTCATCATCTTCAAAAAATTCTACTTTTAGGGTTGCGCTATCCCCACGAACAACAGACCATTTAATGTTTGCTGGCGAAGCGCCATGTTTTTCTATTGTAGGGGCACACATAATAATTGATTATACCATAAAAAAGGACTATTCCCAAAGCGCAGTGGGGTGGGGGTAGCAACCTTGGGAAGAGTCTAACTAGATTATATCTTATATTTTTAATAAAATCCAGAATATATACTTTTATAACAAAAAGTTATAATTATAATTAGACAATAATATTTAAAAAGTATAAAATCCAGAGTATTTTTGAATTGTTATCAAATCGTTATAAAGTCCAGGGTATTTGAAGTTGAAAGCCAGGAATCTATGGTGTATACTTAAAATATATAAAGAAAAGAATATACTGTAAATAAGTTTTTAAGATATAAAGTATATTATATATATAGAAAATTATTTTTTATTATGATCTTTTAAATGTTCGATTAATAGATCGAATATCTTGTCAGTTTTTTCTTCAAGGCGCACAACGGAATCTTTTAAGCTGGATCCAGAATTGGGTTTAAGTTCGTTTAAATAATGTTTTACGAGCCAACGAATTCCACCTGCAACTATAGTTATAATTGTAAGTATTGTTAATGTTAACGCAGCCCAGTCTTGTGCAGTCATGAAATATATTATACCAGTATTTGAGATAATATAATTAGATTTCAATTTGGCGAAAATTAAAACTGCGCCGAAATAGAGGTTATACAAACCTTCCCATAGACAACTATGGAAGAAACTTCCAATATGTCTAATAAGGGTTATATCCCTGATTTGCGGGGGTATTTAAGTATAAGCCAAACCTTACTATAGGAATATACGTCAATAGCTTTATATAGCCGTATAGGATATACTTTGTATATGTCAGATAGTGTTAAGCCTTGGGATTTAATTAATGGAGATAAGACGCCAGAAGAGATTTCTATATCCCGCCTCGAAATTTGTAAAACATGTGAATGGTTTAGACCTAAAATACAAACATGTAAAAAGTGTGGATGTTTTATGAAATTAAAAACTACTTTAGAGAAAGCTCGGTGTCCAATAGGAAAATGGTAATTGAATCTGGTTATTTTGGAACGTCTTCAGATAAGATATTAGTAGTTGATAGTATTGCTACTAAAGAAGAGTTAGACATTATTGTCAATACCGCTGAAAATGTGGATATCTGGGATAATAAGCTAACGGGTGATATTTGGAACAATAGGGTGACCTATCACGAAAAGTTTTTAAAAAATTCCCCTGAAACATACCACCTTGTTTCTGAAATTCAAAATAGATTTTCAATAAAAATTTCTGAGTTTTATAATGTTAAAGTTAAGCGCCCTATTCCATTTATTGCCAGATGGCTTGTTGGAAATTTTCAAATACCGCATTATGATAAATACTTTTTTCCAAATTACGATATAGGTTCTATCATTTATTTAAATGATGAATATCTAGGTGGAGAGGTTTTCTTTCCCCAACATGATATAGAGAAAAGGCCAATAGCAGGAAACGCTCTTGCTTTTCCAGGAGATGAACACTATATGCATGGTGTTAAAGAAGTTACCAGTGGATGTAGATATACCATACCCGTTTTTTGGAATGTTATAGAAGATTAGTTATTTGTGTTATGATCAGATTCTGATTTATGGCTACAGCTATTGCAGCATGTGTCTGTAAATATCTTTACCGCCAGATTTTGATGTTCAAATTGGATATCCTTGTTTTCAGATATATCATACATAGGATCAGGATAACATGGATATCTATGGAAGAATGGAAGATATTCTCCGCTATCCCCCAAAAAATCTGAGTTTTCTAAATTGTCTAATATAGCCATAGATCTATTATAGCGTATACCCTGGAAATCTGAAAAAATTTTTATTTTCACAAAATCTGAATATTTTTGTCAGATGTATGATACATAAACTAGAAAAATAAATATAAAATAATTAGTGAGCACACTAAGGGGGGATCCCCCCCCCTAGCCTACTTATCGAGCTTAGTTCCTGTAATGAAACCTTGAAATCCCATGACATCACAATTAAAATTTAATCGTGTATGCATAGGAGTATTCTTTGGTAACTCTACTAGAAAAGTTTTTACTGCTTCAGCGTTAGGTAAGTTAATTTTCTTAACGTTACCGTTGAAACTTGTAAGTGTAACTATCATTCGAAACCTCCATTCTTAATGTCCTTAATCATCATAACTACCATAGGGATAGTTACTGCTAGTAGTGCGAATTGCACTATGCTTGTTAGTAACCTACTCATGGTTAGTTACTTTTCTTATAGCAACGCATAGAACCGCTACCATCAGTAGCAGCAAAAGCGGATAGAGGTGCGCCGTTTTGATAACGGATAGACTTACCGCAATTAGCGCAAGTAGTAGTGCTACCTGCTGTAAAAGGTAGAGTAGGAGTATGTAGTGAATTCATATTGAATTCCTTTCTTTAATGCGATAACCTTGTGTTATCTTTTTCCTTGACCTAGGTTATTTGCCTACTTAGTAGGGCTCACTAGGATTTTGCCTTATTTAATTTTTGATACTGTAAGTATAACATACAATACCCGAAAAGTCAAGGCGACACGCCGTGTCTTTTGTGTGATTTAGACCACTTATTTGCTACGCTCATTCGAACAGATGTTCGACTTATTCGGTAGGCTCATTAGCCAAATTGTCCTTATTTAATTTTCTATACTGCAAGTATAACACACAATACCTCAAAAGTCAAGGCGACACGCCGTGAAT